TCATCTGGGCCAAGAACACCTTCGCGCTCGGCCGCGCCGACTACCACCAGCAGTTCGAGGCGATGCTCTACGGCTGGAAGGCAGGCGCGCAGCACTACTGGTGCGGCGCCCGCGACCAGGGGAATGTCTGGCACTTCGACAAGCCGGCCCGGAACGACCTGCACCCCACGATGAAACCGGTGGCGCTGGTCGAGCGGGCGATCCGCAACAGCAGCAAGCAGCGTGACACCGTGCTCGACCTCTTCGGCGGCTCCGGCACCACCATGATCGCGGCGGAGCGGACCGGGCGACGCGCGGTGCTGCTCGAGCTCGACCCGGCCTATGCCGATGTCATCGTCCAGCGCTGGCAGGAGGCGACCGGGGAGGCCGCGGTGCTGGAGGGCGAGGAGCGCACCTTCGGCGACATCGCGGCGGCGCGCGGCGCCGGCGATGCTGGGATGATCGAGAAAGCCCAATAAGAGCAATCATCTGACGCTGCATGTTGCTTGGCTCGGGTGCGCCGCAGCGCGAATGGTCCGTCACGCGCAGGGGATCGCCCCCTGCACCGGGAGACGGAGCCGACGATGACCGACCGCGAAGCCCGCGCCGCCCGCAACCAGGAGCGCAGCCTGGTGGCCTTCCTGGCGAAGAAGGCCGAGTTCGACGCCCTGCTCGCGGAACTGCGGCAGGCCAGCGCGGACCATTTCGGGGCGGACCCGGAGGCGGTGCTCTGGGGCGAGACGGCCTGGCTCGCTGACGCCACGGCGAAGCTCAAGGAGATCGCCGACCAGCACTTCCGCCGGGGCGAATACGCCGGCTGACGCGGTGGGCTCCCGCACCGCCCCGACCGGCGCGAGCCGGCGGGGCTCGGGGTGGTGGCACCCGGCTGGTCGGGTGCCGGACCGAGGACCCCGAGGATGAAGCTCACCGACACGCAGACAGCGATCCTGGCCGCCGCGGCGCAGCACCCCGAGCACCTGGCCTACCCGCCGGAGCGCCTGCCGGCCGCCGCGCGGCGGACGGTGGCGAAGGCGCTGCTCAAGGCCGACCTGGTGATCGCGGTGCACCGGCCCGCCTACGACGCGCAGGCCCTCTGGATGGTGGATGGCGACAGCGTCTTGCTGAAGATCACCGACGAGGGGCTGCGCGCCATCGGCATCGACCCGCAGGGCGCCGCACCGGCCCCGGACGCGGCGCCCACGGGCGCGCCGGAGGCGCCACCGCAGGCCAACCCCGCCGGCGCCACCGAACCCGCCCAGGCCGCGCCCGGGGCGCCGGACGACGCCACCCGCGCGGAGGATCTCGCCCTGCTCGACCAGGCCCTCGCGGCGCCAGGCCCCGCGCCGCGGGGCAGCCTGCGCGATGCCGCCGCGGCGGTGCTCGCCGCCTGGGAGGACGCGACCAATCGGGACACCGACATGATCGGCGCCCTCGAGGACCCGATGGCGCGGCTCCGCGCCGCCCTGGCCGGCAAGACCCACCGCGCTCCGCGCGATCCCGCCGCGCCGCGCAGGCCCCGCGAGGGCACCAAGCAGGAGCAGGTGCTGGCCATGCTGCGTCGGCCCGAGGGCGCGACGGTGGCGCAGATCGCCGAGGCGACCGGCTGGGCGCCGCACACGGTCCGCGGCTTCTTCGCCGGCCTGAAGAAGCGCCAGGGGATCGCGGTCGCGGTGCTGGAGCGGGTGCGCCAGGTCGGGCCGAACAAGGAGGGGGCCCGCGGCTCCTACACGGTGTACCGCATCGCCGGGTGACGCCCCGCGGAACGGCTCAGGGCTCGCGGCGTGATGGCAGCGGGCCCTGATACTTCTCCCAGGGCTTCGGTTTGGGCCTCGGTGGATCGAGCGCCAGCAGCAGCTCCGACAGCTCCCATCGCCGGCGCTTCGCCGCTTTCAGCACATCGACCAGCACCTTCCGCGCGTCATCCACGTAGAGCCGAACCACCCGCGGCGTGCCAACGCCACCGTCCGCCATGGCCATCGCGTAAGCGGTCGCCATCACCATCTTCTCGGGATCCTTCGGCGACATCCCGCTTCTCCGCTGATGTCGCGGCGATGATGCGCCGCGTGCCCCGTGAGACGCACGCAGAATGCGCGGTGCCGCGCGATCACATGCGCCGGCGATCCTCCCGGCGCGCCGTCAATCCAACCTGACGAGGCCCGCATCATCGTCGCGCACGGCGGGAGGTCGCCGCCATGCCCGAGTTGACCCCATCGAACCGCGAGGCGGCCAGGCGCATCGGCATCAGCGAGACCGCGCTGCGCAAGGCCGAGGGCAGCGGGCGCATCGCCCGCGAGCCGGACGGCCAGTGGGACATCGACAAGACCCGCCGCCGGCTGGTGGAGACCGCGGACCCGCACCGCTCGCCGCTCGCCGCCGGTTCGGGTGCCGAGGGCACGCCCTACGCGCGGCTGAAAGTCGCGCAGCTCGCCCTCAAGGTGGAGGCGCAGCGGCTTGCTCTGGATGAGAACAAGCGCCGCCTGCTCGACGTCGCCGAGGCCAACGCCACGATCGACGAGATCGCGGGGGCGATGCGCGACGCGCTGCTGAACTGGCCGGCGCGCGTCTCCGGCCTGATCGCCGCCGAGCTCGGCGTCGACCCGCACCTGCTGCAGACCATCCTGCAGCAGCACGTCACCGACCTGCTCTCGGAGGCCGCCGATCGCTTCGATCCCCCCGGCCTCGGCGGCACCAGCGGAGATCCGAACCCGCACGCGTGACCATGTGCGCCGGCGCGCGGGCAGCATGCTCCGCCCGCCGCCGCAGCTCACCGTCTCGCAGTGGGCCGAGCGGCACCGGATCCTTGGTTCGCGTGCCTCGTCCGAGCCGGGCCCCTGGCGCACCAGCCGGACCCCGTACCTGCGGGAGGTGATGGACGCCCTCTCCGCGGTGCACCCGGCCCGGCGCGTCGTGTTCATGAAGGGCGCGCAGGTCGGCGCCACCGAGAGCGGCAATTGCTGGCTCGGCTACATCCTGCACCACGTGCCGGCGCCGGTGCTGGCGGTGCAGCCGACCGTTGAGCTGGCCAAGCGCTTCTCGCGCCAGCGCATCGACCCGCTGCTGGAGGAGACCCCGGCGCTCAAGGAGCGGGTCGCCCCGGCCCGGGCGCGGGACAGCGGCAACACCCTGCTGTCGAAGGAATTCCCCGGCGGCATCCTGGTGCTGACCGGCGCGAACAGCGCCGTCGGGCTGCGCTCGATGACGGCGCGGTTTCTGTTCCTCGACGAGATCGACGCCTATCCGGGTGATGTCGAGGGCGAGGGCGACCCGATCGCGCTCGCCGAGGCGCGGGCCCGCACCTTCGGCTGGCGGCGCAAGGCCTTCCTGGTCTCGACGCCGACCATCGCCGGCCGCAGCCGCATCGAGCGCGAGTACGCCGCCTCCGACCAGCGCCGCTACTTCGTGCCGTGCCCGCACTGCGGCGAGATGCAACGGCTGAAGTTCGAGCGCCTGATCTGGGAGAAGGGCGACCCCCGCTCGGTGCGCTACCACTGTGAGAGCTGCGACCAGGAGATCGAGGAGCACCACAAGACGGCGATGCTGGCCGGCGGCGAATGGCGCCCCACGGCGGTGGCCGAGGACCCGCACACGGTCGGCTTCCACATCTCGGCGCTCTACTCGCCGGTGGGCTGGCTGTCCTGGGAGCAGATCGCCCGCGATTGGGAGGCGGCGCAGGGCAAGCCCGAGGACCTCAAGACCTTCCGGAACACGGTGCTGGGCGAGACCTGGCAGGAGCAGGGCGAGGCGCCGGACTGGGAACGCCTGGTCGAGCGGCGTGAGGACTTCCGGATGGGCATCGTCCCGCCGGGCGCGCTGGTGCTGACCGCGGGCGTGGACGTGCAGGACGACCGCCTTGAGTGCGACGTCTGGGGCTGGGCCGAGGGATACACCTCCTGGCTGGTCGACCATCTGGTCATCCCCGGCAGCCCGCGCGAGCGCGAGCCGTGGGATGCGCTGGCGAAGCTGCTGGCCAGGGACTGGCCGCGCCAGGGCGGCGGCGCGATGCGCATCGCCCGGCTCTGCGTCGACACCGGCGGGCGGGACACGGCGGCGGTCTATGGCCATCTCCGCCGGCTGCGGGATTCGCGCATCGCGCCGACCAAGGGCGTGGACGGCTGGAACCGGGCGCAGCCGGTGCAGGGCCCGACGCCGGTCGATGCGCTGGTCGATGGCCGCAAGCTCCGCCGCGGCCTGAAGCTGTGGACGGTGTCGGTCTCCACCTGGAAGGCCGACCTCTACCGCCGGCTCTGGCTCGGGCGCGGCGATGCCGCAGAGTTCCCGCCCGGCTGGGTGCACCTGCCGCGGGCGATCGAGGCGGAGTGGGTGAAGCAGCTCGTCGCCGAGCAGCTGCGCACGGTGAAGGACCGCCGCGGCTTCGCCCGGCAGGAATGGGCGAAGCTCAGGGAACGAAATGAAGCGCTGGACTGCGCGGTGCTGGCGCGCGCGGCACTCTGGCTGCTCGGTGCCGACCGCTACGGCGAGCGCTTCTGGCAGCAGCTGCGGGACCAAATCGCCAATGCCTCGCTGCGGCCGAGCGAGCTTCCCGCTGCTGGGAACGTCGCTTCTCAATCGCCGCCGCCGGCGCCGCAAGTGCCCGAGACCCATCGCCCGCGTGGCTGGCTCGCGCCGCGCGGCGGCTGGCTGCGCTGACCCTGGAGACCTTGATGACCACCATCGTCCCGGTGCGCACCAGCATCGCCGCCAGCCAGGCGCTGAGCGCGCCGGTCGCCAGCGTCGGCTACGGCGTCTGCCTGCTGCTGCTCCCCGCGGCCTGGACCGACGCCCCGCTCACCGTCCAGGGCTCGCTCGACGAGGGCGAGCCCGCCGCCTGGGCCGACCTCCACGACCACCTCGGCAACGAGGTGGTGCTGACGGTCGCCGCCGGCCGCGCGCTCACCCTGCCGCCGACCCTGCTGCTCGGCTGGCGCTGGCTCCGGCTGCGCTCGGGCCTCGCCGCGGCGCCGGTTGACCAGGCCGCGGAGCGCCTGCTCACCCTCGGCATCCGGCCGCTCGCATGACCGCGCTCATCCAGCACCACCTGCCGCCCAGCCCGGCGATGCTGCCCTATGTCCCGGGGCGGTTCTACGCCTCGCAGCACGCGCGCGCCGTCGGCGGCGCGGTGGCGATGGCGGCGAACCGGCTCTACTGCGTGCCCTACGTCCTCGCCCGGCCCGGGCTGTTCGCGGCCATGGCGGTCAGCGTGACCACCGGCGCGGCGGGCCTCCTGCGCATGGCGCTGGCGGCCGACAGCGGCGCCGGCCGGCCGGGGGCGGTGACCGAG